ATGCGGAAGCGCCGATGACAACTGAGTTAGTTCCGTCTGAGGTTGAAGAGCTCATTGCCCAGTTGGACCCTCATGTTGATTATGGTGAGCGTTCATATGAACAGGTATGTGAACAGGTCCGCAGGAGTGAATTAATTATCAAGCCGATTGTGTATGACAGGCCAGTCCTACGCGACCCTGCGAATAGGAGCAGATTGGTTCGTGGAAGTGGTCGTTCTCATGCATCCGTAAAATCAGCGGAGAAGATTGAGACTATGGGTCGTTTTCTGGCTCGTGCTCAGGAAGATTTTGATGCCGTGTATGAGTCGCTTGTTGAGGCGGCGATATTAAAAGGTGATGTCAGGGCACAGAAAGTATTTATGGAGATGTTCATTGGTAGGCCGAAGGAAAGTACGGTGACTGTGAACAGCAAGCTGATGGACAGATTGTTGGACAAAGCTGGCGAGGAAAAGGAAACAGTCATTGAGGTCGTACAGTCACCCTAAGATATGGGAACTCATTAACGATGACGAGCCTTATGTGCCGTGGGATTGGCAGGCTGAGCATGTCCATGCCCATCATAAGAAAAAGCGACTCATCCTCGCCTGTGGTAGACGGGCCGGTAAGACTACGGCTATTAAGGCAGAGATTGTACGAGAAGCCATTAAGCGCAAGGAACCGCAGTTTGGGGTGTATCACGCCCCCTATATCTATGTCATAGCCCCGAACTATGAGCTCACCATGAAGGTCTGGGAGCCTGTATGGAACCTTTTTGTAGGTCGCGGAGCCCCATTGCGGGACTATTACATTTCGCATGACAAGACACGTAAGCTCATTACTGTGGGTGATGGCGCCAGAATACAGGCTAAATCAGCCGATGACCCAACGGCCCTACAGGGAGATCGAGTCACAGCAGCCTTTGTCGATGAGGCACATGACCTAAACCCAGAAGCATGGGCGAACTTCATGCCAGCGCTAGCCGATTCTGACGGGAGGCTCGTGGCTATCGGTATCGCCCGAGGAAAAGGGAACTTCCGTACCTACTTCAATATCGGCCAAGAAGATGACCCTCGTTATTACTCAGCTTCAGTAACGTCCCTCGCTCATCCCAACATAAATGAGGAGGACTTAGAAGAATTTAAGCGAGACCTAACAGAATCCCAGTTCCGCCAGCAGTATCTAGCTGAGTGGGTTGAGGATGACGGGCAGGTATTCCGTAACATAGACAACTGCTTCGATGGAGACTGGGCCGAGCCGAACGGCTCCCAGTACCTTATGGGGCTCGACCTTGGGAAGGTCGAGGACTATACAGTAGCGTATGTAATAGATATTCCCAAAATGAAGATTGTCGCAAGGGATAGATTTAATGGATTGGACTATACAGCTCTCGGCCCGCGCATTGCGGGGCTCTATAAGAAGTACAACTGTCAGACTATTCACCTTGATGGTACTGGTATTGGTGAGCCAGTCAGTGACATCTTACGGAATGAGGGTTGTTCTATCTCGTCGTTTAAGTTCACTAACCAATCGAAGGCTACACTTGTCTCCACGTTGGCAGCAGAAATTGAACATGGGAGAGTTCATTTCCCCAAAGATGACGAAATACTCAAAAAGGAGTTAGAATTATTTGAAGGTACTGTACTTGCTGGTGGCGCAGTGAAGTATGGTCACCCTGTTGGGTATCACGATGACTCGGTGATGGCAGCAGGTCTGGCCGTTATGAAAGCCAAAAAAAGGAAGAACACATCCTCAATGGCCCGTCGTTCTGACTATCTAACGTTTGGATAATGTATGACCACTGAAGAGTTCTACGAAGTATTCGATGACGATTACGGTAGGTTCCGACGCTTAAACAACGATGTGTTCAATGGCTACTTCTCCGCCATGAGCGAAGATAACGATTTCTACAACGGCAACTACCCTAACATGGGTGAGATTATCCCACGCGAATACCGAGAGTCAGGCATGGTGGCAACCATACCGCCAACCGCGCGTAACGCAGTGGACAACGCCTCTGACCACATCCTTACGACCCCACACATTTATGTACCAGTTAAGCAAACAGATAACGATCAGCAAGCCCAGCAGGATTTAGCCGAGCGCAAGCGCCAATTCTTAGCTGCGTTCTGGCACAGGGTTGAGGTTGACTACGGAGATCCGCTAGCAGTAGGCCGTAAAAAGCTCGTAAAAGACGGTCGGATTGTTATGAAAAAGGAAATTAGATGGGAGCTCATTCCCTTCCCTCCACCAACTGACGCCACTCGCGGCGAGAAACAACGGTACCGAAATCATCTACGCAAGTTGGCGCAAGCTAAGTTCCTGTGGAGAGTGTCGGTAGTGCCTAACGAAACCATTGTCGAGGACCCCGATAACCCCAACGATCCCCTGTACGCCTATGAGTTTTATGAAATTTATCCCGATGAGGCAAGGCGCAGATTCCCCCAGTATGCAGATGAGTGGAACTCCACTGATTTAGAGAAGCTCGAATTTGTTGAGATGTACTCAAA